ACACCAACAGAAACTCCAACTCAAACAGAAACTCCAACACCAACAGAAACTCCAACTAATACTATTACACCAACTCAAACTATAACACCAACCCAAACAGAAACGCCAACACCGACAGAAACACCAACTCAAACAGAAACGCCAACTCAAACTATAACACCAACACCAACAGAAACTCCAACACCAACAGAAACACCAACTAATACTATTACACCAACTCAAACAGAAACGCCTACAAGCACTATTACACCAACCCAAACAGAAACGCCAACACCAACAGAAACACCTACAAGCACTATTACTCCAACTCAAACAGAAACACCAACTAATACTATTACACCAACTCAAACTATAACACCAACCCAAACAGAAACGCCAACTCAAACAGAAACGCCAACTCAAACTATAACACCAACACCAACAGAAACTCCAACAAATACAATAACTCCAACACCAACAGAAACACCTACTAATACTATTACACCAACTCAAACTATAACACCTACAAATACAATTACACCAACTCAAACAGAAACGCCAACACCAACAGAAACACCTACAAGCACTATTACACCAACTCAAACTCCAACACCAACTCAAACAGTAACACCTACTCAAACAGAAACACCAACACCAACAATAACACCAACTCAAACAATAACACCAACACTAACACCAACACCTACACCTACTGTACCTGATCGTAACTATTTATATTGGGAGGATTTAGATTTTGCAAATACTGAAGCTGGTGATAATATTACTTTTAATGCTATTACTGCTGTAACAGCCAATCTTGTATTACACTTTGACCCAAGTAATTTAGATTCTTATAATAGACATAGTACAGTAATAAATGATTTATCACCAAATGGATTAGTTGGTCAAATGTCAGCTATTACATATACATACCCATATTTTGAATATAATGGAACTTCATCACAAATTAGTGTTGCTGATAATGCAGTATTAGAACCAGGAAGTGGAAGTTGGACTATGGAAGCATGGGTTTATCAGACAAGTAGTGGTACTCAAAAAGTTATACTTGGAAAATTCCGTACTGGAGGAGCAAATATTGATGTGAGTTATGCTATTAAGGTAAATACTGCTACTGGAAATAATGCCCAATTTAGCCCCGGGACTACTGGAGTTGCTATAGGTACTAACTTTAATGGAACACTTAATACATGGTATCAATTAGTTTATGTATTTAGCAACCCACTTAATACAATTAGAACATATATAAATGGATCGTTTTGGGGAAGTAATGCAAATATTTTTGGAACTACATTAAATACAACTAATCCATTATACATAGGTAGTTATAATGGTGGAGAACTTAATCAATATTATACTGGAAGAATTGGCATTACTCGTTTATACAACGCAGCATTAAGTGATGCTGAAGTATTACAAAACTATAACGCAGATAAAGAGAAATATGGATTATAAAATAAAATAAAAATGGCAAATAAAAAAGTAAGTCAATTACCAACATTTACAGGTGATACTACAGGCGCTTTTCTTGTTATGGATAATAGTGCGTTAACTCAAACATTTAAAGTTACAAAAGAATTATTTACTGGTACATTACTACCCGAACCAACAAGAGGAAGTTGGACTGTAAATACAGGTGCAAATACTGTTAGTCTCACACTTGATGCAAATGAATCATATTTTATTTCAGTATTTGCAAATATTCCAAATGGTCTTTTGAGTTATATTGCTGAAGCAGTAATATCAAACACAAATGTACCCGTAGTAGGTACGCAATATGCATGGTATTATACTTTGGGAGGAAGTCCTATATTTTTTACTTCACTTCCTAATCAGTTTATTGGGTCAGAAGGTGTTATTCTATCCAGCTCAGTCTCACCTTCTGCTACTACAAATAGATTTGATTTTGGTATAACCAATAATAGTGGTTCATCACAAGTTGTGAATTATGCATGGCTTAAAATAAGTTAATATGGCAAATATAAAAATAAGTGAATTACCAACATATACAGGTAGTACTACAGGTGCTTATATTGTTATGGATAATAGTAGCTTAACTGAATCATTTAAAGTTACAAAAGAAACATTCCTTAGTGGATTATTATCACCAGCAACCTTAGGAAGTTGGACTTTAAGTGCGGGTGTAAATACTTATAGTTTTACAGTTCCTTCAGCTCAATCATCATATGTTATGTCAGTAGTAGGAAATATTCCAAATGGTATTATTGTTTGGTTTGCTCGAGTAACACTATCAAACACAAATGTAGCCGCATTAGGTATGCAATATGCATGGGTTTATAGTGGAGGAGGAACTCCTATAAATATTGTTTCAATTCCTAGTCAGATAGTTGGAATTGCAGGCACTAGAATTGATACTTCCCCAGCTGTTTCTGATTCACGTGTATTTGAATTTCAGTTTGGCAATAGTAGCGGTTCACCACAAGTTGTGAATTACACGTATTTTAAAACAAATTAATATGGCAAATAGAAAAATAAGTGAATTACCAACATTTACAGGTAGCCCTACAGGTACTTATCTTGTTATGAATAATAGTTCAAATGCAGAATCATTTAAAATTACAAGAGAATCATTACTTGGTTCTGTATTATCAGCACCAGTCACAGGAACTTGGACTTTACCTTCAAATTCTAGTAATGAATATAGTTTTACAACTGATGCATCTGCATCATATATGATGTCAATAATTGGAACTACTTCAGATGGTCAAGGTATTATTAAATGGAATGGATTTGTAACCTTATCAAACACAAATGTGCCTGTAATAGGTGATCAACGAGCTTGGTATAATAGTACAGGTAATAAATTAAGAATTGAGTCAATACCTGCTCAAATAATAGGAACACCAGGCAGTATTATTACCTACAATCCATTTCCAAGTAATACAAATGTATTTAAATTTACTATAACCAATAATACTAATACATCACAAGTAGTAACTTGGTCATATCTTAAAATAAGTTAATATAATTAAAAATAAATTTTATAAAAAAATGGCAATTCAAGTAAGTTCAATAAATTTTAGTGGTCAGACAACAAATGTTTCAATATATGCTGCAACAGGAACAACAATCCCTTTTTCAGCGGCAACTACTATAAATGTAGGCACACAGACAATGCCTTTCACATATTCATCAGCAACTATAAGTAATGAGTATGGTACATTTTCTTGTCAATTTCCTGGTTTATCAAATAAGATATGTACAGCTTCACAATTAACACCAGAAGATGCTGATGGTAATGTATATAGAACAATTAAGATTGGTAATCAAGTTTGGATGTCAGAAAGTTTAAGGACAACAAAATTTAGAGATGGTACACCATTAGATAATATAATACAAGTTGATGATACCACTTGGTCAGATGCAAGTATAGCCTCAAGTAAATATTGGGCATATGTTCATAATGATTCTAATAGTAAAGCAATTGAGGGTTTATTATATAACCAATATGCTGCAACTGGAAGCACTCTAGGAAGTAGTTTATGCCCAGCAGGTTGGCATATACCAACATTAAGTGAAGCAAACACTTTTATAGCAAATGCTGATAGTAATCTTGCTTTAAGACATCCAGGAGCAACTTATTGGTATTTTGGAGCCAGCAGTGGGACTAATACAAGTGGGTTTAATTCTTTAGGTTCCGATAATAGAGCCACAACTGGGAGTGCCTCTGGAATCAAACTTCAAAATTATTTTTGGACAACATCTAATCGTATAGGAATTCAAATTGATGCATTTGCACCAAATCCTAGTACAATAACTTATGCTAATACATTTGATGAAAGACACGGACTTTCAGTACGTTGTATTAAAGATTAAAACTCAATAATGGTTTTTGATTATTTTTTAGATATTTATATGAATAAATAAAAAATAATAATGGCAAATGAAAAAGTATTCGTATCTCCTGGTGTATATACCTCTGAAACAGATTTAAGTTTTGTTTCACAGAGTATTGGTGTAACCACATTGGGAATGGTCGGTGAGACGATCAAAGGCCCCGCATTTGAGCCTATATTCATTACAAGTTATGATGAATTTCAAACTTATTTTGGTGGAACATCACCTGAAAAATATATAAACACACAGATACCAAAATATGAATCTGCATATATTGCCAAGTCATATTTGCAGCAATCAAATCAAATGTATGTTACAAGAGTATTGGGACTATCTGGTTATGATGCTGGTCCATCTTGGTCAATAACAACAATTGCAAATGTTAATCATTCAACTGTTGGTTTAACCGGTGGAACTGGTGTTGGTTCATCTATCTCAATAGTATTTACTGGAACAACTGGAACAACTGGAACATTTGTAATAACAAGTGCTACATATCCAAATGGTATAAGTGCAGCATTATTTTCTGGTGATACTTATACAACAAGCAATGGTTCAACATCAACATTCTATGATGATTTAAAGACATTTGCAAATGATGTGGCTTTATCAACCTCATTAACTGGTCAAACATCAACTTATGGTTCATTACCAGTATCTGTGTATAATTCAATCACAGGATCAACAAAGTCAGGATTAACTGAATATAATTATTTTGGAACAACTGTACCTTTGGGTAGTAATGGTAAGCCAGCAAATGAAAATGATTTTTGGTATTATGCAACATTTGCTAATTCTGGGAATGATTATACAGGTTATTCATTTTATTACAACACATCTAGTTTTAATGTATCAAGTGGCGCATTCACTGGAACAGTAACTGGTAACACTTATACATTTACTGGAACAGCATATACAGATTATAATGATATGGTTGTTGCAACAATTAGGTCAAGAGGTATCACAAATTATTCATCAACCGATCATGGTCAACTTTATAGTTTAAGTGCATTAACTATTGATACAAATAATAGCGCAACTATAAGTGATACACCATTTGGTAATTTTGTTTTAAGTGGAAAAACAACATCAAACAATAATTACACATTTAATGTATCATTAAAAAATACCAATTCAAATTATATTGCAAATGTATTGGGAACAGATAATTTTGGCAAGGATAGAAATGATGTGCCGCTTTTTGTTGAGGAGCATTATCCAACCTTATTAAATCAGACTTATAGACTTGGTTATATTAGAGGATTAAAACAAACTTTAACTTATTTGCCATCAGCAAGAAGTGGTAGTGGCACATCAATTGGATGGTATCTTGAAAAATATCAATCACCAAAAACACCATTTGTTGTTTCTGAATTAAGAGGAAATAAAGTTTATAACTTATTCAAGTTTGTTTCAATATCTGATGGAAATTCTGCAAATACTGAAGTTAAGGCTTCAATTGTTAATATGTCATTTAAGAATAGAACATTTGATGTATTGGTTAGAAGTTATTATGATTCAGATTCAGCGCCAGTTGTGTTGGAAAAATATACAAATTGCACATTAGATGAAACACAAAATAGTTTTGTTGGAAAGAAGATTGGAACAAGTGATGGCAAATATAATTTGGTTTCAAAATACATTATGCTTGAAATGGGTGATGAATTTCCATTTGATGCAATTCCTTGTGGATTTATGGGTTATCCCCATAGAAAGTATGGTAGTGCATTAACACCAAATTTATTATATAAGACAAAATATTATTATAATAATGAGGTTGTTAATAATGAACCATTTGCAGCATCAAATGCTGTAGCCGCTGATAATGTAAAAAGAACATATCTTGGATTTTCAACAAATTATGGATATGATAATTCTTTATTAAACTATAAGGGTAAACAAAATCCAGCAAGCATTATTTCTGATGGTTCAGAATGGAATGTGGTGACAAAAGGTTTCCATATGGATTCAGGTGCAACAATTGTTACAATAGCAAATAGTTATACAACAAGTGGTCAAACAGCATTTGAGGTTGGTAGTGGAAGTTTTAATTCAGAACCAGAAACAAATTCAAATCCATATTATTACTTATATTCAAGAAAATTCACCTTATTATTTGAGGGTGGTTTTGATGGATGGGATGTTTATTCTGAAAGAAGAACAAATGGTGATTCATACCAAATTGGAGGTATTGATTATATGAGAGGTGCATTATCTGTATCTGGCAAATATGTAGCAGCAACAGGACAAGGAACATTTAAACAAATTACAGATGGTGATGGTTCAATTGAATTTGCAACAACAGATTATTATGCATATTTTAAGGGAATTTTAACATATCAAAATCCAGAATCAACAAATATAAATATTTTTGTTACACCAGGTATTGATTATATTAATAATAGCAACTTGGTTGAAAATGCAATTGATATGATTGAAAGTGATAGAGCAGATTCAATTTATATTGTTACAACACCTGATGCAAATTTATTAACAACTGATGTGAATAATGTTATTTATCCCCAAGAATCAATTGTTTCTTTGGAGGAAACAAATATTGATTCAAATTATACTGCAACATATTATCCTTGGATTTTGGTTAGAGACCAAGTGAATAACACCCAAGTATATATTCCACCAACAGCAGAAGTTTGTAGAAATTTGGCATTAACTGATAACGTAGCATTCCCTTGGTTTGCATCAGCAGGTTATAATAGAGGATTGGTTAATTCAGTTAAAGCAAGATTAAAATTAACACAAGATGATAGAGATACTTTATATCAAGGAAGAATAAATCCAATTGCAACATTCTCTGATGTGAATACTGTAATTTGGGGAAATAAAACTTTGCAAGTTAGAGAATCAGCATTAAATAGAATTAACGTTCGTAGGTTGTTATTGCAAGCACGTAAATTAATCTCTGCGGTCGCTGTAAGGCTGCTTTTTGAACAAAATGACCAGATAGTCCGCCAACAGTTTTTAGATACCATAAATCCAATTCTTGATGGAATTAGAAGGGATCGTGGTTTAACTGATTTCCGTGTTACGGTTTCAAATGACCCAGAGGATATTGATAGAAATACAATGAGTGGAAAAATCTATATTAAGCCAACTCGCTCACTAGAATTTATCTCTTTGGAATTTGTGATTACCCCTACTGGTGCTTCATTTGAAGATGTATAATGATGGATATAACCAACATTAAATACCATAATGGTTTATAATGATGGAATTTTACAACAAACCCCCACTTCTATTTTGAGGTGGGGGTTTTTTAATATTTGGGGTTTTTATATATGTTAGGGGCAATTACTTTACTTTCACTATATCAAGTATTATTTTTTTATATAATATATAAATTAATGAAAAAAAATACTTTACCAAAGAACAACCCTAGTGTTGCAATCTATATTGCACTTGGATTATGGGGTTCATTTTTATTGGGGATAATATATACCCCAAACAAAATTAAATATGAAAAACAATCTTATCTTCCAATAATTCAACAAGAAACAGTTTTCATTGAAAAGGTGATTGAAACCATTAAAGTGAAAGTTGATACAACAGAATCAATCATACCAGAAAATGATGCCCTTGAAGGCGTTACAATAATTGATGAGGATGCTTATGGAAAAAGGTCATATGTTTATGACATCCAAAATATGGATAAGGCGGCATTAAGAAAACATCTTAAAACTAATGGATTTAGAAATTTGGAAAATGCAACTTTGGTTCAGATGAGGAGAATGTGGATGGCATTCCATTATGAGAGTATGTTAATGAATTTACATCTATTGACAGAATTCCCCATATCTATGCTCTATTCATTCTTTATCATCG